TATTGCGCGACGCCGCGCACATTGATGCGGGATTAGCGTTCGCGGCGCGCCGCCCGACCCTGCACACGGAATCGACCACGCACAACATCGCCGCCTTGCGGCATTGGCGACCAGGAGAAGATCATGCGACAACAGATCGACGACGACCGTTTCCGGGCCCTCATGGCGACCTTGGCGGAAGCGTACGGCAAGAAACTCAGTCCGGAGACGGTGGCGATTTACTGGGACGCATTGAAGCCCTTGGCGATCGAACAGGTTGAATCTGCTGCCAAGTCCGCGATTCGGCATTTCGAGTTCTGGCCGAAACCGGCGCAGCTGTACAAACGCGCCGAAGAACAAACCGCGGCAGCCCCACGGCCGGTAATCTGCCCGGCTGAGGCCCCGTATTCGTGGGGGACTCAGTTGGTCAACACGATGTACCTCACGTGGCTGTACCAAGCGCGTTGCGTGCGCGAGTTCAAAGGCGATCTGGCGATTGCGCAGCGCCGCCGCGCTTGCCTGCGACTCGCTGAGTTTTGGGATCAACTCAAGGCCGAGGACATGAAACCGGAACTTGGGGAATGCATCAGCCAGTTCGCGAGCGCGATGAAGCGGGCGGACGAGACCCAGGCGGCCTAATGGCGGTTTCGGCATACCAAGGTGGCGGGTCTGTGCCGATCGCCGCTCTCAGACCATATCCGTGCGTTTTCAGGAGTGCAGCATAAATGAGCAAGTCCCCGGCGATTCTCGCCCGCTTCCGCCGCTTGCGCGACTTGGGTTGCGTCGCCTGCCGGATGCGCGGCATCTACACCGACCAGGTCGACATGCACCACCTGACCGACAGGGGCGATCGAGAAAAGTCGGGTGCGGATCTGGCAACGATCCCTCTGTGCGTATGGCATCACCGCGGGTATCAGCCCAATAAGGTCGGCAATTTGTCCTCGACGCAACTTGATTCGTTGCTCGGACCGTCGCGCGAACTTGCCAAAAAGCGCTTTGTCGCCGAGTTCGGCACCGACCGCGAGTTACTCGAGCGCGTGGATTACTGGCTGGCGAACGGCGAGGTCACGCATATCGTTTGGCCCGGTCGCGCTGGCGCCAGGCGTACGGATTGATTTCGGTTTCGTCTTTTTCATCGTCCGGCAGCGTCAAATCATAATACCGGCGCATGTATTGCAGCGCGATGCAGACCGTCGACGTGATGTCGTCGTGGTCGCCGGCCGGGAATTTCGCGCAGTGATCGATGACTTTGTAGGCAAAATTCCGCGGGGGTGCCCAAATGCAGCCGCGCTCGAGCATCAGGCTCGACTCGTGCGCGCGGGCAATCAAATCCCCTTGCCGTCGCGATCGGCTCCCGCCGCTGCCCGCGAGTCCGACTGCTTTGATCGGCAGTCGTTTGCGTTTCAATTCTTGTATCAAGCTGTGGCCGCTCGCCTTCTTCTCGATCAGGATCCAGTCGGGCGCATGGCGCACGTTCGCGTCGATCGCTTCGGCGCGCAAGTCCGGGTACGACAGCCGTTCCTCGAGGCAGTCGAGTAGCATCGCGCTCGTGCGTTGCCGGCCTTCGCGCACGTTGCCGGCCTTGTCTTTATCCGCCTCCATGTAGGTGAACAAGCCCCACGTCGTCCTGGCCGTGAAGTCCGCTTCTTCATCTTCCTCGAAAGCCGTGTCGTAGACCTGGATAATCTCCCAAAAATCCGGCTGCGGCCGCTCTTGGCCGGCGTTCGGATGCCACTCTGGCCACACCCACTGACGCCACCAATGCCGCTTGAGGATCAGGCCGCCTTGCCCTTCCGGCTGCTGGTTGTACTGCGCTTGCCAAGCGCGATCCGACATGATGCCTTTTTCCGCTTTTGCGGTATCGGCGTCGAAGCGTTTCGGGTCGAGCAGTTCACCTTCGACTTTGCGCGGGTCGCGAAAGAACTCCGGGGCGTCTGGCGCGACGCCTTTGCCGTTGTTCCGATAGGTGATGCAGATGCGCTTAAGGTCGAACTCGAGCGGCAGGCACAGATTCACCCATCGCTTGCCCTCTTGCGCGAGGACGTGCCCGTAAATGTCCGAATCGTGCGTGCGCTGGCCGATGTAGAGTTTCTGCGCGGTCAGCGGGGAATTGAGGCGTGAACGCCAGCTGTTGTCGTGCCACTGCAAGCTCGCCAACCGGGTCGCGTCCGATTCGACTTTCTTGGCGTCGTGTGCGTCATCCAAAATCTGACAATCGCCGCCCGAGCCGGTGACACGACCTTGCACCGAGGTCGCGTTGCGAGCTCCACCCAGGTTGTTCCGAAACTGCCGGCCGGCGTTCTCGTCAGGCAGCAAATAAAAGCGATCACCGTAGAGGTTCTGAAACCACTCCGATTCGATGACGCGACGGGACAGGCGCGAAAAATCGAGCGCAAGCCGATCGTCGACGGACGCCGACAGAAATTGCGTGGTCGGCCGGTGAATCCAATCCCACACGGGCCAAAGTACGGAAGCGATCAGGGATTTCGTGTGCCGCGGCGGCAAGCTCACCATCAGGAACCGTATCTCGCCGCGAGTCATCGCGACCAGATGGTCACAAAGGGCGTCGAGATGCCAATTCCAAACCAACCGCTGCGGCGCGACTTGATTCCACGCCGACTGGCAGAACGCGCGAAAATCCAACGCGAATTCCTGCGCGGCGACCCAATACAGCATGCTCTCGGCATCTTCGGGCCGATTGCGCAGCAGGATCGGGTCGGAAAGGTCAATCGCCACAGGATGTCCCTGGACCCCGTACCGGGGCATTCAATCGACGGAGACGCCTATCTGCGCTCCGAGCATGTGCGCCCAATCTATCAGCGTCGCTAGAGAAAAGCGTGAGATTTCACCGCTGTAGAGGCGGGAGACCAAAGACGCATCGCATTCCAACAGGACCGCGGCTTGGCGGTTCGTCTCGCATTGTTGGCGCAGCCGGCGCGCCACGGCTTCGATCAGGACGATCTTCACCTGATCGACTTCGGCGCTCACGGCTGTTGGATCGCAGCGCCTACCTTAGCCTTGTACGTTGAGAGGCGCGCAGCGGCGGCTTTGGAAGCATCCCCTGCGTCGGCCGGAGCGTCCCCGATCGCCGCTTCCGACACGTTCGGCTGAGGCCTTGGGGCGCTCGCGATCGCGTTCTGCGCCCGCAGCCCGGCGTGAATGGCATCGCCAGTCGGAGGGCCGATCCGCGGGGCGCCCTTGGCCGGCGCATGGACCGGCATCGGACCCAGCGGACGGGATAGCGCCGCCTCTCGAGCGTCCCGCATCGACCGGGCGGCCATAGCTAAATGGCCGTGCGCGGGTTCATCGGGGCGACCATGCCGGGCCCCTGCGGCGCCACGGGTTGCGGTCCCTGAATCCCGGGCGGCATGCCCATGGCAACGTGCGGCGGGCTCGCCGGCCCGATCATGTGCTGGTTTGTCATCACGGGGCGCCCGTAGTGCGGGGCGCGGGCCGGCTGGATGCCGGTTCTGCCGACCAGCCGGCCGGGGTTCATGCGGGTATCACGGATTCCTCGAGCGGCCATGGGCGGTCTCCTGTCAAAAAATGATGCCGAATTTCATTATCGAGCCTCGGCATCGCACGGCTCTGTATCGGTACTGTCCCCGATCGGACAAGAACCCCATGGCAGGCTAGCTTCTGCGCTGGAGTATGGTTACGCGGTCAGTTCCGCGAATTGCTGCTCGGCCCGCGCTCGAGCTTCCATGACCATGCGCGGGTCGATCGTAACTTTCATCCCGAACATACCACGAAGCCTGCGAATCTCGCGCGCAACCGAGCCCGCATCCACTGGAATGGGCGCCGTCGGCGGCGGTTCCAGCAGATTTCCGTCCTCGTCTCGCACGATCAGCGCGGCGCGCATCAGATGATCCTTGTCAATACCTGTCAACATTCTGCGGTCATTTCGTGTCATTTTCAACCACGTCCTCGTTCTGCGGCATCCCGAAAATGTTCCGCACCTTGTCCGGGCCGCCGACCAATTGGATCAACTGGCCCTTCAATTCGCGCAGTTTTTCGAGCGGCATCTCCCCGTGCAAATGGATATGCTGGTGCTTGGCCTTCTCCTTCGATGCAAACCCCGCGGTCTGCGCGCCCAAGGTCCGCAGCGCGTCCAAGCGCGTCTTGGCGCTCGGCAGTCGATAGCCGACTTGGCC